AGAAGACACTAATCACATTCATCAAATGAGCGACAAGATCCACCTTATGGGCTCAGCCGAACGGCTGCAGAAGCGGAACATATCAGAGAAAACATGTCAATTTTATCAAATCTATCAGTATGATCAAACCCTAAGATTCCCCTACTTCACAGAAGATGGAGTTCTGCAGGGAGTTAAAACGAAAACCAAACGCAAGGACTTTAGATATGAAGGAATTTCCACTAACACCTTATTTGGTCAGCATCGCTTCCCTAGTACTGGTAAACGTATTGTTGTTACTGAAGGTGAGTTAGATGCTGCGAGCTGTTATGAATGCATGCCTGGATGGCCTATGGTATCCCTACCGCATGGCGCAGCGTCAGCGAAGAAGGATATACAGAAACAAATCCCGCTATTCCAGGGATATGATGAAATCGTATTATTCTTTGATAGCGATGAAGCTGGAAGAAAGGCGACAGAAGAAGCTTGCACGGTATTACCGCCGGGTAAGGTTAAAGTCGCTAGGCTTGAAGCATACAAAGATGCCTCTGATGCTCTCCAATCGCTCGATTCGGATGCAGTAAGGAAGGCTATATGGGACGCGAAACCCTATCGACCTGATGGTATCATTGATGCAAAATCATTATTAACACTAGTCACAACACCACAACAACCATGCGAACATGAGTATCACTTCAAAGGATTGCAAGAGAAGTTACACGGGATACGGTATGGAGAACTTACAACAATTACTGCGGGCTCTGGTACAGGAAAAACCTCATTCTGTAGGGAACTTGCGGCTAAACTATGCGACAAAGGTGAACACGTTGGGATACTGGAGCTTGAAGCAAGCAATAGGAGAACAGCACTTGGACTGATGTCCGTATCAGCTGGCGTATCACTTCACTTAGGAGATCAAGATGAGGAACAACTCACATCCGTCTTTCAGCGAACTATTGCCGATTGGAATCTCTATCTTTTTGATGGCTTTGGCTCTTACGATCCAGACCTTATCTATAATCGAATCGAATACATGGCAACCGGACTGGAGTGTCGTGTTGTATTCCTCGATCACCTGAGCATATTACTCAGTGGTCTTGATGGCGATGAACGCCGTATGATAGACACAACTATGACTAAACTACGGTCTTTAGTAGAACGTACTGGCATAGCATTATTCCTTGTTTCACATTTAAGAAGGACAAACAGTGACCAAAACCATGAAGAGGGAGCTAGAGTTACCCTCGGGCAGCTCAGAGGATCTGCGGCAATTGCACAACTTAGTGACAGCGTGGTCGCACTCGAACGAGATCAGCAGACCGATTCTGAACGAAGCCTTACGACAGTGCGAGTTCTTAAAAATCGCTATTCAGGCGAGACTGGCGTCGCGTGTCAACTAGAGTATGATCTTAACACCTGTAAATTTATCGAACATGAAGCTGAATCCACATCCTTCAACCCAGCCACAGATTTTTGAACATTATGAACACCCTTGGTATAAATATTTAAATAAACCTAACCCACCTACCACCGAAGCAATTGAACGAGCCAAGTTTAAAGACAAGACTTTCACATGGAACGGACGGTAGTACACTAATTTTTGACCTAGAAGCTAACGGACTACTCTATGATGTTACCCAAATCCACTGTATTGCTTACCATGATAGCGAGCTCGATGAGATTATATCATTCAATGATGAATGCCCTGGCAAAGGCATGTCGTCTCCTATTGTTCGAGCAGTACAGTACCTCGAACAAGCTGATGTTATTGTGGGTCATAATATCATTGGCTACGATATACCAGTTATTCGTAAGCTATATCCCTTTTTTAGCCCCCGTGGTACCATTATTGATACCCTGCTGCTTAGTCGCCTCTATCATAGCGGACTTATGCTATTAGATAAGGAGAGGAATTGGCCACACATGCCACTTCAACTCTACGGAAGGCACTCACTAGAAGCATATGGGTATAGATTATCAGAGTACAAAGGGGATTTCGGAAAGACTACAGATTGGTCTGAATGGTCCCAAGAACTTGAAGACTACTGTATACAAGACGTTGTTGTTACACAGAAACTATGCGACCACTTCCACCCTTACCTGAGTGGATCCAAATGGAGCACCAGGTAGCACAAACACTTACACAACAGGAGCTACATGGATGGTACTTCGATGAACGAGCCGCTCAGCAACTTGAGTCAACTCTCCGAAGAGAGTTGGAACAAACTACTCAAGTACTTCGGCGACAATTCCCTTTCGTTGCAGGAGCGTTGTTCACTCCTAAACGAGATAATGCACGACAGGGATACATTAAAGGAGCAGAGCTCCAACGATTAAAAGACTTTAACCCTACATCACGAGATCAAATTGCATGGATACTCCAGACACATTTTGGCTGGACACCGAACCAAATGACAGCTACTGGGAAGCCTATTATAGACGAGATTACTCTGACGGAGATAGACAATCCCTTCTCGAAGCAATGTCTAAAACTTTTAGATCTGACGAAGAAGCTTGGAATGATCTCCGAAGGCGTGAACGCATGGCTCAAGCTATGTACGACGTCTAGTAGAATACACCACCACTGTTCAGTAGGTTGTGCTACTCACAGATGTAGCCATAGAAATCCAAATTTAGCACAAGTACCTAGTGATGAAAGATTCCGCCGTTTATTCTTACCTTCGCCGGGGATGGTCATGGTTGGAGCTGATCTTTCGGGTATTGAGCTTCGGATGCTTGCTCATTATCTCGCTCGTTATGACCGAGGTAAGTACGCAGATATCCTACTACACGGCGACATCCACCAGGAAAATGCAGATAAAATTGGAATTAGTAGAAGAGAAGTTAAAACAGTTACCTATGCATTCTTATATGGCGCAGGAAATAGAAAGATCGGCACATCCTTCGATGATAGCCTTGGGGAAGTTGAAGCAGCAAGAAAGGGTAAAGAAATCCGCACAGCGTTTGTTGGTGCCATTGAAGGCCTTGCTGAACTCCTCGAAGCTATTAGGAAAGCAAGTGAAAAAGGTTACGTTAGATCCATTGATGGACGCCACATTGCGTGCGATAGCCCGCACAAAGCGTTGAACTATCTACTCCAATCAGGAGCTGGAATTGTAGCTAAACGTTGGATGATACTATCTTCAGACAATTTAATAAATGATCACATTCATCAATTGGCTTTTATCCATGATGAACTACAATATGAAACACTACCGGATGAGGTAGAGCATGTTAAATTTGAATTAGAATCACATGCTAAACTTGCAGGTGAATACTATAATTTACGAATCCCAATTGCTGCAGAAGCAAAGTCGGGAAGTAACTGGGCGGAAGTCCACTAACAATTTATGAAACTATTAATTGATGCTGACTTCATAGTCTATAAAGCCTGTGCAGCAGCAGAAACTGAATTAGATTTCGGTAACGATGTAATACTTGTAACTAGTAAGTTCTCTGATGCTTTACAAGCAGCTAAGAGGGATTTACAAAAGATAAAAGGGAAGTTTATGTGGGATATACCAGAGTTGATATTATTCTTCTCTGATTCTGTTAACTTCCGTAAGAAGATACAAGCTGATTACAAAGGACACCGAAATAGAAAGAAACCCTGTGGTTATAGACGTGTCATCAATCAATTAAAGCAAGAGTATGAAGTAATACTTATGCCTACACTTGAAGCTGATGATGCTATGGGTATTTATGCCACAAAAAATCCTGGCAACACTATCTGCAGTCCTGATAAGGATATGAGACAGATTCCAGGTAACTTATATGACATGTCTGATTTCACATTCATCGACGCGAAAGATGGAGCAAAATGGCACCTTGTACAAACATTATCTGGCGATCAAACTGATGGCTATAATGGTGTACCTGGTATTGGCGTCAAACGTGCAACGACGCTTTTCGAAGAAAAGGGTTACACCTGGAAGACAGTAATTGAAGCCTTTAAAGGTAAGGATTTATCTGAAGATGATGCACTTATTAACGCAAGGTTAGCTAAAATACTCACTGCCGAGGATTATGACTTCAAACTTAAACAACCCATCCCCTGGACTCCCAAAGCCGATTACAAAATTGACGATGGAGCAGGATCTAAAACTAAGGTTAATGTATGACAACATTACCAAGCCTGAAACAAGTAAGGAAGACATCGTTACTGTATTCATGGCACTACAAGAACAAAATTATGTTCTCGCAAACTCACTTACAAATTTAGTAGAAAAATGGCCCAAGCAACACTTATCGGAAATTCAAGTCCAGACACACTTTATTTCACCAATTCAGTAACATCAGCTAGTTATGCCCTTAACGATCACTCCTACTACGCATCAAACGCAGCTGTCTACACAGGCAGCGGAGTTCAGGGAGGCTTACAAGATACAGAACTCGCCTACTCCAGATAAAAGGAGTTATCAGAAAAATTTAATACTAGAAGAATTTAAAGAATTCCTCGAAGCTGAGGGTAATGTTTTTAGAAACAGCCCTCAGATAAGGGCAGAAGGACTTAAAGAATTAGCTGACTTGGTCTATGTTTGTTATCAGTACGCTGCTAATATGAGATGGGATCTAGATGAAGCTATGCATAGAGTACACAAAAGTAATATGTCTAAGCTTGATGAATACGGTAAGCCGATTTATCGAGAAGATGGCAAAGTATTGAAAGGACCAAATTATTCACCACCCAATTTAGAAGATTTAGTTTAATGTCAACATCACTTATTTCCCGCACAGGTCGGGTCCAGTCATGGCTGGATAACCCTGAATCCCGCCTACCGGTATCATGTACAGTTTTCGTTGTTGAAGACTCTATGGAAGGACCGGAAGGAATAGAGGCCAGCTGGAGATTCGTGTCGCATGCATTGCGCCACGGTGCAGGCTGTGCAGTACATCTATCAAAACTCAGGCCGAAAGGTCACGAGAATGGTCGAGGTTTAACAGCCTCAGGCCCAGTATCATTTGCAAAAATTTATTCTACACTCAATGAAATACTTAGAAGAGGCGGACACTACAAGAACGGGGCTATTGTGGCCCACATTGATATTAACCATGCCGATATTCTTGATTTCGTGCGGGTTCCTCGGACTGAACTTGCCTGGATTAAAAGATGCGTCGACCTTGACAGACAAGCTTGGCGAGACACCAGACCTGAAGTCAGGGATGCCATCATCCACGGTATCAAGTCCGGGGACATCTGGCTTAACAAAATAAGGTATGACAAAAATGGGAACCGTATCTATGGAAACGTCTGTCTTGAGGTATATTTGCGATCACGAGGAACTTGCCTCCTCCAGCATTGCAATCTCAGTGCCTGTACAATCACCAACATACCAGAGGCTTTCCGTACGGGTATGTCCGAGCTGTGCGATCTTCATGGCCGAACAGGCATTGGAGGGACTGGAGAATATCTTCCAAGTGAAACGGATAGGCAGGTCGGACTTGGACTCCTTGGACTCGCGAATCTCCTCAGTAGATATCAAGTCACCTACTCAGAATTTGGGCGTGCATTAGAGAAAGTAAATAACGGATATAGAGATGCTGAAACAAAGGCTGGGGAAATTGCGCTTGCACTATTCCATGGCATATACGAAGCTGAGATTATCGCACGGGATAATGATATGGAGCGAGCCTTTTGTATTGCTCCTACTGCTAGCTGCTCTTATCGCAGCAAGTCTTTAGATGGATACACAGCAACTCCAGAGATAGCACCGCCTATAAGTAGGCAGGTTGATAGAGACTCTGGCACCTTTGGTGTGGAGTCATATGATTACGGCAATGTAGAGATTGCTAGTGAAGTTGGTTGGGATGCTTACAAAAAGGTCGCCGACGAACTGATGATAATGTTAAATAATACGGGACTTCTTCATGGCTATAGCTTCAACTCTTGGAGTGATGTTATAGAATACGACAACGAATTCGTGCAAGAGTGGTTGGATTCACCTCAAACTTCCCTTTAC